GCCACGCCAACATACGGATATCGTCTGCATACATCTGTGTGCTTGCTGTCATGTTTTTCCAAACACTATCTGTATCGCCCATAAGAATGTTGTAGTCGGAAAGACCAAAGCCAGAACCTAGTGATGAAACTATTCTTTTAGTAAGGTTCATGCGTATGTGCGCCGGAGCAAAGTCTTTTATCTCTTTCGCCCAGATTTCACCGAAACAATCAAAGCTTTTGGTTTTGGGATCGTATCCTTCCAACTGTTCTAAGTGTTCTTTATTAGTGATGACAAAACACGTTACCGGGATGTAATAGCTTACCTGTTGTATTGCTTTTCCCTCTGTTCTTTTCTGGGGCTTCAAATATTTTTGAACAACAATCGCGTCTTCAGAAACTAAATGATGTATGGTTGGTTTAATAAGACAGTCAGGAAATCTTGCGCCCTCTCTTGGATATGTGCGTACTGCTCCGGCGCGTTGAATGTGCCAACCCACCCATTCCGGGGCGAAGTGTGTTTCATCGTTTCTCCAGCGTTCAAACAAGCGAGAGTTACGCTCCGTCTCTATCCACATGTTATCGAAGGGCGGGACAGCATTGTTGATTACGTCAAAAATCTTTTCCCATTTTGCGGGTGCGCTTTCGAACAAAACCCTCTCAAGCAAATCATCATCAACCTTGAACCTGTGTGCTCGTTTAAGAACCACAGCCATCTGTTTCATCGTTCTTTGATTTTCTTTGCCCTTATAATTTGCGTACAAATGTTTGGGGTTTGTTGTAAGCACTGAGATAAAATTATCGATTAACGTTTCTCCTTTGAGATCTGGCAATTTGCCGAAATCTCTGAGATGGGGGAAAGCATACTTGCCACTACGCAGTAGTTTCTTGGCTTGTTTGTCACCAGCATCTGCCCTCTCCACAAGAGTGTGCAAATCAACTTGAGTGCGAAATTCCAACTCAGAAACTCTCGTTTCCATAGCCCTGTTTCGAACACTTTTTCGTCCTTGCCCGGAAGCTGTTACTCTTTGCCGTTCTCTTTTTCTTCTTGGAAGTTTAGGTGCGCCAGTCATATCAGTACCAGCCTATTGGTTGTTGCCAGTTTTCATCAAAGTGCTCGTCCAGAGCCTCGACCCACGCCTCCGGCATCCATGCATCAGGCTCATCATACCCATGCTGAAAATTTTCTTCGGGGATTAGGTTCTTACCATCCTGGTCCTTGACTGCCATAATCATGTAGTTGTGACAGCCCCACCCATCACACTCAGTCTTAACTTTAAATTCTTTCTCAATGAAGTCCGATACAAGGTCAGTGCCGTTCCAGCTATCGCCGTCACCAAAACCAAACTTGTCGAACGCTTCACGCCAATCAAAATGAATTTTGAAACATGCCATTATTCTTCTCCTTCCTGAATTACACGAAGACGGTCAACCAATGCAGACACCATGTCATCGATTACGGGTTCCCCGGTTTTCTCCACGAGGTCGAGCTCCATGCCCTTGACCCACGCTTCGAAAGATTGTTGTTGAATGTCCTCGGAACTTGGTTCTTGGGACATGAATGAAAAAGTTTTTTGAGTTTCGTCTGCCATCGTGTACTCCTTTGGATGGGACTTTGTGTATGCAACATAGCATATTCCAATATATAATCTTTTCTATTGGATATATCAAGGGGTGAAATGAAAAAAATGATACATTGATACAGATGCATAAGCTTATTTCTGTGAGATTTTTGTTGTAAGTTTTTTTGTGAAAATGGTGTATCAGTGTATCAGTGTATCAGTTTCTCTGTAACGCACGGTATACAAGGGTTCTAGCTGATACACTTGTGTTACACTAACTGTATCAACTGTATCAGGGTGCAGTCATACTGATGGCGCGAAATCTGTGACTTTGCTATATATTAATAAAAGTCAGGGGAAATAGTTTTAGGAGAGAAAAAACCATGGAGCTTGAAGTCGAAGAACAACCGGGCGGATTTTTAACCAATCGTCAGAAAGAGTTTTCAAGACTTATTGTCGAAGGTGTGTACAGCAACGCCGAGTGTGCTCGACGCGCTGGATACAGTGAGAAGGTCGCGGTGAAATATGCTCACAAACTTCTCAACGGAAAAGACTTCCCGTTAGTTCCGCAACACATCGCTGAACTCCGTCAGGAACATGAACGTAAATACGGAGTGACATTGATAGGACAACTCAAAAGATTATCTGACCTGTCACACAATGCCGAATCGGAAGGTCAGTTCTCTGCCGCCATCAACGCAGAAAAAATTCGTGCCAGTTTGGGAGGGCTGACTGTTGACCGACGCGAGAACCAACATGTCCATTCGTATGACCAAATGTCTCGGGATCAAATTATTGAACAGCTATCCAAGTTGAGAGACGAACACCCGGCCGCTTTCATTGAAGCAGAGTATGAGGAGGTACTTGATGCCGACACCGGAGCGCAACCTTTGGAACAGATTGAAGACCGCACTGCCCAAGGGAACACACAAAACGAGGGTCGAAAATAGAGCAGGGTCAGGTATCCCTGACGTACACGTTTGTGCGGATAAAACGGCCTTTTGGGTCGAATTAAAATGTATAAAAGGAGACACTGTCTCCATACGTCCCTCACAGATTGCGTGGAATATGCAGTATTCTGCCGCTGGTGGCATCTCCTTCTTCTTAGTTTCACGACCCAAGAAGCCTAGTCTATTTTTATTTGACGGCGGTGATGCCTTGCGCCTTGCGTCCGAAGGTGTATCCGGTCCCGGGATCCAGGCTGTCTTCGCCGGGGATGATCTTGCGGCTTGCGTCCGTTCCATGTTTGATCGAGCCCGGGTGCCCAGGTGATCGAACCTTGCGCCTTGCGTCCGAATATGAAACCGGCGGCCCTGGGTGATCCAGGCTGCCTTGCGCCTTGCGCCCCAATACCAACCGGCTGCAGCCAGGCCCGGTGATCACCGGGTATCTCGAGGTGTGATTCTTCAATGTTTTGGATAGGAAACGTTCTTCACTTCCGCGTTCCAACAGGCACGGCAGTCGCCGCACTTGCCGGATTGCTGTGAAGCTGGGCATATGTGCCCGAGGCTAGGGCCCTGGTAATTCTCGTCGTGCACCGTGGAGGTGTTTTCGAAGCTCTTCAGCGGCGAATCGTTGACCATTGTCGCACTAGCGCGCAGTACTACGTTGCCAGGTAGCATTCCCTTGCGTTGCAGTAGCACTGTCTTCCAGATCTTTGTTTCCCGGGTCGGGATCCAATGGGACTTACCTGGTGTACGTTCACACACTTCCAAGATCTGGTGCCCGTGCTGTACTGATTGTACGTCGCCGGAATCGAACCAGCGGAAATAAGGAGACCGGGTCTTGTTAATTGTTTCAACCATGAGCTCAACCCACTTCGGAGACTTCATAAAGTCCTGGCGTTTAGCCATTGCTTCCTTAACGTTCGGGTATCGATAAGATCCTTTTAGGGCATAGCAACCGTGACACACGGAGCCGGGTACCTGGGCAAGCTTTGATCCGGTCTTGCAATCAGCGGCCGGGGTTGAGATCGAATAGCCTGGCATCTTACTTGTGTTAGACAAGATGGCAGACCCTTTATATGTTCCAAGATTTTTTGTCATGTCCTAAACCTACACTTTTCTGATGGATATGTCAAGCCTTGCGCCTTGCGTCCGGTGCGATTTTTGATCCAGGCCCCGCGCCGTCCGGGTGATCCGCAGCGTTCCTTGCGCCTTGCGCCTGAATCCGATTCGATCCGGGCCCCAGGCCGTCCCGGGTGATCCCGGTTACCTGGAAAGCTGGGCACGAAAAAAAGGGCGACCGAAGTCGCCCTTTCTCCCGCCAACCAACTCTAAGCTTCAACAAGGATTGAACTTTCGAATAGATTAATCTTCAGAGCGTTCGCTCTGTTGTCGGCTTCTAGGATGCGCTCAACCATTTCTTCTCCCAACGGGATAAACTCGGCGAAGTCATCACCGGACACCGCGTGGGTTCTGTCCCACAGGGTGTCGTCGTCGATGTCCCCGCGATAGCCATTCGCGTAGCACACAACGGTGTGCCCCTTCTCATCCTTATCGCGTTCCTCGTGCGTTGGTGCCATGACATAAATGCCTTGGTCTTTCACCAGCCACACGCCCATGTCGTCGGTGTACTCATCCTCGTATGGGATTTTTCGTTTTACTGACAGCGAGTGTTTTACCACTCGCTTCAGCAACTTTCCTTTGAAAGTAAGTTCCGACATCTTACCAACTCGCTTGATAAGTTACAGACCGATACTCACGGCCTTCGGTGTCTGCCTTCAACCACTCAACAGCCCTGTAAAGAGTTTGGGCTTCAGCCACAGCATCTTTACGGTACTCATCTCGCACCTCTTCGTAGCGTTCATCTTCAGGACGAACACCAAAGAAGAAGCCGTCTGTTGGTGCAAACTCCGACGGGTCATCCGCCCACTTCTCAAGTTTCCTCGCCACCATTGTTAGGTCGGCGGCATCTAGTTCGATGGGTTGGCACTCATCCACTCCATTCGCAAAGTTCTCCACGATGAAGCCATGAAGCCAATGGTTCTTTCGCCAATACATGATTTCCAAGTTCTCACCTTCAAGCGGAAAGCCGTCCACTAATTTACGAGGACGGTGTTGAAGTTTACCGTCAACCTTCTCGTGGACGGTGTGAAACTTCTTTGCAGTTAGATACATGTCTAGTCCCATATCTGTACTCCTTTTCTGGTTAGACCATTTTATTATGCATATCCCATTGGGAAAGTCAAACCGAAAATTGTTGCATCCATTCGTTGACCACGCTCTGGGCATCCTTGCGCCCGAGGCCAAATTTCTCCTGCACATACGCGGCGGATCCGAACATGTTCACCTCACCACTCTCGCGTAGTTCATCGAGGTATTGAAATACTTCTGTTGTGTCTGTCATTTTATATCCTTCCTGGGCCCTTGCGCCCTTGCGCCTTGCGGCTGTTAGAATGCCGGGCCTGGCACCCGGCCGTCCAGCGTCAAAATTTTTTCAAAAAAAGGGGCGACCAAGGCCGCCCCTTTTCTCGCTACGAAACTCTTAGCGGATCATAAACCGCACCAATCGTTCGTTAAGCTCGGCGACTTTACGAGTAGCTTCTGCCATTTTCTCGCAAGCCTCCGCTTGTTCACTCAGAGCTTTTACAATGTCGTCGGCAATGCCATTTATTGGTTCGTTCTGTGTGAGTTGGTTAATCGCCGAACCAAAACCAGCGGCTCTGTTTTCTTCGTACTCAGAGAGTTGGTTGCCCAACTCCCTGAATGCATCAAGCATACTATTATGCGTCATGTTTGGCCTCCTCATTTACGGCTGGGCACTCTGCTTTGATTGCCTTAACCGCGTCCATGATTGCATTAGCAACGCAACGTTCACTAGTGAGTTGCATAATGATAAGCAATTGCTCCAATGCGACGTTAGCAATATGCATCCGCCCGACTTCGTCACTAGACTTTGCAATCTCGTGAAGAGTTTCTGTCATTGTATCTGACAAATCTTGATAAGAGTCACTCATTTGTTGTTACCTCCAAAAATCCAAATGGTCGGCGCGAGGCCGATAAAAAGAACAGCCGTGAAGCCAAAGACTTCGCGCCCTCCCTCTTCAAAAAAACCGCCCTGTCCAAAGACAGAACCAAACAAAAATAGAAAACCCGTGAACCCGACAAGCAGACCCAAAAGTTTCTCTGTATTTAAACGTAGCTTTCTCATTTCGTACTCCTTTTGTTGAATTGAGAATATCACCAGTATACACATATAATAAGATGGGACAAGATAAAAAATAATAAAAATAAATAAAAAAACATTTGACAACATTTCGGGGATTTAGTAACTTCGTAAATGTAAGCAATGTCGCTTACGCAACAAACGAGGCCAAACATGGATATTTATCAAACAGCAATTCGCTTTGAACAAGTGAAAAAACAAATCTCAGCATTGGAGAAAGAGAAAGCACAACTCCGCAAGGTGTTGCTCTCCGAGGCTCCACAACATTGGTTAGACAATCCAATGCACGGGGTCATTGCCGAGGTTGAACAAGAGGGCGTGTCCCTAAAGTTTCAATGGCAAAAGAAGTCAGCTTACACGGTTGCCGAGAAGTTTACGAAATACATCACTCCGACATTCTCTACTAACCACGGGCAGGACTTGTTAGACTTGGTCATCCCTCCAATGCCTATCGTTCCTGACGTTCGTTAGTGTGGTCGGCGTGGCCTTGTCCGGCCGCGCAGGGGACGCGGGGGTTACTCCCCGCGTCCTTTTTTTGCGTTTGCGATTGCAGGGCTGGGCACCCCCTAAAATAGAGTACGAGCGAAGCGAGTACGTTAGTACAATGTTGGGTTGATAAATTCATTTGCTGATAATATCATTCGGCACATGGATCAGTATGCTGCCGTCCCTGATGAGGTGTTACGTCAAAAACTTGCGTTAGAAGAGACGTTAAGGAACCTTGACCTTCGGGAAAAAGCGAAAAACGAGTTTATGTGTTTCGCCCACCATGTGTATGATAATTTTATTGAAGGTCGGCACCACCGGGTAATCGCAGAAAAACTAGAACAAGTGGCGCAGGGCAAGTTAAAACGCCTAATCATCAACATGCCGCCCCGTCATTCCAAGTCTGAACTAGCTTCATACCTCATGCCGGCATGGTTTCTTGGAAGGAACCCTAAACTGAAAATTATTCAGGCAACGATGAACACGGAACTAGCCACCCGTTTTGGTAGAAAAGTGCGTGACCTCATTGCGGATCCTATTTATACCGAAATTTTTCCCGATACGGATCTCAAACAAGACAGTCAAGCCGCCGGTAGGTGGGAAACAAGCATGAAAGGCGAGTACTTTGCCGCTGGTGTGGGCGCGGCGATGACGGGTCGTGGTGCTGATTTGCTGATTATTGACGATCCGCACTCGGAACAGGATGCTTTATCGTCTACTGCCTACGATATGACGTATGAGTGGTACACATCTGGACCTAGACAGCGTCTCCAACCTGGTGGTTCCATCATTATCGTGCAAACACGGTGGTCAATGAAGGACTTAACAGGCCGGTTACTGGCAGATCAGGGCAAAGATGTACTGTCTGACAAGTGGGAGGTGGTCGAATTTCCTGCAATTATGCCGTCTGGGAACCCATTGTGGCCTGAATTTTGGCAAAAAGAAGAATTACTGTCTGTAAAAGCGTCTTTGTCGCCAACAAAGTGGAATGCACAGTGGCAACAGGATCCTACGTCCGAAGAAGTTGCCATGATCAAGCGAGAATGGTGGCAACCGTGGGAAAAAGAGAACGTTCCACGGCTAAATTACATCTTACAGTC